TTCTGCTGCTCAAGAATATACGATGTGGATGGAAGACATGTACGGAAGAGACTTTGTCAAGGACATGATTGCAAAAAAGTTGTCCCCTGTGAAGCGATACAAGGCAGACTACGAGCAACTGCTAGCGGAGTTTACCGAGCTGATTCGTAAGCACGAGAGGAGGATCGGATGAGCAGACCTCATTACGAAAACCGAAAATCATTGCAGAAAGAACACGCTCTGGCAGAGGGTTTAGCAAAACGATGGCAATGCAAACTGAAGAAGCTGCCCATCAAGTACATGCTAGATTATGCAGTATGGAAAGATAGTCAAATCTCTGCATGGGTGGAACTTAAATGCCGAACGATTACCTTTGAGCATTACGATGAATACATGATATCTCTCGCGAAGGTGATGGCGGCTAAAGATTTATCCCGTAACACAGAATTAAAATCATTTCTCGTGGTGCAATGGAGCAACAAGACAGCATTTATTCAGTTAGATAACGCTGATTACGAGCTAAGAATGGGAGGCCGAAAAGACCGCAACGATCCCGATGACATAGAGCCATGCTGTTATTTTAAATTAAAAGACTTTACCGCTTTGGAGTTATGATTATGGACGAAGAAATCTACATAGAGATGGTGTCCTCTGAAGAAGCATACGAGTGGATTAACGACATGGTGCAAACCCTTGAGGGTCATGACCGTGATGTCATAGGCACAATAGCGTTGATGCTTGAAGACCTAACAGAGTTTGTAAACAAGAATGAGTTTATGAAGAAGCACTTCATGCAATTCATTGAAGATAAACATGACAACGAGGAGTTACTACATTGAGCGCCACTGACCACCAAGTAGCGGGAGACCACTACAAAAAGCTAAAGATTCAACCTATTGAATACATCCTCGCGAATGAGATGCAGTTCTGTGAGGGGGCTATCATCAAGTACATCTCTCGATGGAGAGACAAGGGAGGGGTAGAAGACCTGCGCAAGATTAAACACTTCTGTGATTTCTTGATTGAGAACGAGGTAACGGAAGCACCCCTCGCTCATCTAAGCGAGAGGCGCGTCCCGAAGTTTTAGTTGAGGCGCTGCTTTTGCTCAAACTCCATTGCTTTTTCTAGCCCTCCGCCAAAGAAGTTGTACCAGACTTTCCCTATGATAGGTAGCTCTCGCATCATTTTGGAGTCGCTACCTACAAACTCGCCAGAAGCAGCGCTCATAACATCTTCCCCGATCGCGTTAATCCAATCCGTAGGGGGAGCAATAATTTCCCCCACCGCAGTGCCTATCTGACCTTTGCCAACATACTTGTCCATGACGTACTGGCTTCCACCAAAGACTATAAACAAGTTATCAATGAAGTTATCCGGTATGTCATCAACCGAGCCGCCTTGTCCTCGGAGCATATCTTTAGCCTCTTCAACAGTTGCTCCCATCATCGGTATAATTGTCATATAAGCTACTAAGTTTTTAACGCCCTCGGCTTTGTTTCCAGATTTAATCTCTTGCACAATATCTCTGCGCATTACGTCTAGCTGTTTAATTGCAAATGTTTTTAACGAGTAGAAGATTCTGCCGTTGGGGTTGCGTAAATAGTTTAATGGCATTTCAGAAAGACTAATAGGCTGTACTCCTGACAGCTCGTTAAATAACATTAACTTTACATTTTCGGTAATGTTCCCTGCGCGAAGATCGCTCATTGTGTTTTTGAATTCATCACCAAGCATAACTCCGTACTTTTTGCGCAATGACTCTACGCCGTCTGCGTTATTGGACATGCCTTTAAATTTTCTAAAAGATGAATTGATTAAAGTGTTTTTGCCTAGCCTATCAATGGCTTTAAATCCTACAGCGCCAAGAGTTTTGTCTAGCAATTTTGCAGTCTTGCCTACAGTAGCAAGCTCTTGACCGATAACCTTGTCCAAACCAAGATCAGAAAGGTCTACGTTTTTTCGCCCAAGAATAGAAGCAATTGTATGCCTAAAGCCATTGATATAAGCAGACATTCCAATATCGCCAATCTGTGTTAAAGCAGAAAAGGGATTTCCAAGTGTAGTTAAATAGCCTATATTTCTAAACGCTTGATTAATTTTGTTTGCACTTGCTTCGCCTAAACCAAATCTTGCCTCAAGAAGTTCTGCCATTCTGCCCATGTCGTCAGCAGCCATCTCGCCTTTCGCGACAGCGTCATCCAAGTATCCACCTATAGAATTTCCAAGGTTCATTTCTTGAACGCCTGTATCTTTTACACTATTGCCTCTGCCAAAAAACTTTCTCTTGTGCAGATCGTTCACAGATTTCATGATGTAAGAATTTAGCGCCGTCTTAGGGTCTTGGTATTGTTCTATTAGCCTGTCGTCAATTTTGCCTACAGCTCTTTTCCCAGTAAATCCGGGCTTTGCGTCCACCACAATTGGCTTTCTTCCGCGCATGACCTGATTGATAATATCAATCCTGTCTCCAGAGCCAAGGTCATCTGCTGATTTCAGCCCTAGTGATTTTGCTTTTGCCGCGAAAGCCCGATCAATTTGGCTTTTGTCTGTAGCGTTAATTGATTTAAGAAACTCTTTGTAATCTTTTAACTGACGAGGAAAATAATTCTCTATATAACCAAGGTTTTCGTACCCTGCCTCAGTGGTCAATCTTTTGTGGATATCTTCTAGCGTTTTTCTTGCGGTTCTCATGTACTCCGAGCTATTAGTATCGTACCTGCTCATCTTAGAAACAGCGTTATCAAACTCACCGTTTGCTAGGTCTCTTGCTACAGAGCGAGCATCTGTTTTGCTCATCTTATCCAAGACCTGCGTCAAGGGTTTGACTTGTTCTAAATACTTTGACGAATCTGTGGCAATATTATAGTCAGTCTTTACTAAGAGAGAATGCGCTTTAGGGCTAATGTTTTTAACGCCTGTAGATATAACTCCTAAAAAATTCTCTGCCGTCTTAGACATTCCTGCTGCCGCTGATGGCGCAATGTTTGCCGCCCTAGCCTCAATAACCATGTTGGCATTTTCAACTGATGGCACTTGTAGTTTTCTGTCAGACAAGATTAAAATTTCGTCAAGTTGTTCTTGATTGATGCCTAGTCTGTTTTGAACGGTTGTATTTATTTCGTCTAGGCTTTTAACCCCTGCGGCTCGTTGTTCAAAAACAATTTCTTCAATGTCATCAAACTGTTTGTCTGCTTTTGTTTTTGCTTCTGGTGAGTTTCTTTTAATTAACGCTTTTCGCGTAGCAGGAGTAAGCGTTTTAATTACAGCAGATGTTGCGGGGGTAGCAATTGCCCCAAGCGCAGCAGCAGATGCAAGCTCCTGTGGGTTTACTTCTCCGGTTTTGGCAAGCTGTTCTAGCGCACTGTACTCTGCGCCAAACGCAGCGCCTACTGCGGCGAGACCTTTGTATCCTTGATAAGCCTTAGATATAGGAATCAAAGTAGTAGGACTCATTAACGATCCAATGATCGTACCTGCAATGCCCGCTGCGCCGCCCATGCCTTCTTGCTGAGATGCTTCGGGATATTTTTGTTGGAGTTGAATTTCTTTTGTCCGCTCCATTACCCTTCGCCTAACATCGGGCGAAGAATTCATGTATTGCTTGCCATAAATTTCTTCTGGCGGCGTATAGGTCAGACCTTCGCGAAGGTTGATCCCTATCTTTCCCATTGGAAATTCGCTTGCAAGATACGTTAAAGCATTACCAAGGTCTGTGTCAGCAGATTCGTAGGCATAAGCAAACTTGTCGAATGCAGACGGCTCTTTTGATGGGAAGCTTATGTTTAATACTGCTTGCGCTTCGGGAGATATCTCATCAAACTTTTTAGCAGCAATAAGCTCAAGGTCAGCTTTGCTGAGTGTAGATAAATCTGCCATTAGTTCACCACTATTGTTGACGAGCCATTACATTCTGTCTAGCTTGCGACATTGCTGCCGAATCAAACGCCGAGCCTTTAGGTTTGATCCTTGCGTATTCTTCAACCACTAGCTTTTGCAGCGCTGCATTATTTTGATCTGTTACGTTTTGCTGAGCTGCGTTTAAATTGGTTAGCTTTAACAAGCCGCTGCTCATTTGTGTGTAACCCACAGGAACTTCATCTAGCTTAGCGGCGTCCTCCTTACTAATAGTGTCGGGGAAC